GCCATCAGCCGTTATGGTGGCAGTGGTAGGTCCAGTGTTGGAATATGATCCAGCTTGCGGAGTCCAAATGGTTCCATTGTTATTTGGAATGTTGTTTGAACTAACAAATTGTTGATTACCGCCACCATATCCGGCAGTACCGGCAGTGGAAGTGGCAAAATTTAAGAATGCGTATTGCGTTAATACGACTGTACCGGCATCTCGTTGAGGACCAAAGCGTTGGTCAGCGGCGAGAATCGGTCCTTCAAATGTACTACGTCCCATTTTTATTCCTTATGCAAAAGATACCTTGTTAATCGTTGCATCGTCTGCTGGGCCAGTGGCAACAAGGTTGAACTCCCAGATGAATGTAATATACACTGTTTACACGATTTGTCAAGCGTTTAAACAAAAAAAATGGCCCCGAAGGGCCACCGACCGGGAAACTCCCAATCCGATTAATAGTTACCGTAGATTCCGAGTGGATCGGACCAACCGAAACTATAACGCTCACGAGCCTTGTAACGGACGTTACCGGTGTCAAAGTCGCCGTCCATGCTGTTTTGCAGCGGTGTACGAACGAAATGCTTGAGACCGTTAGGTACGTCTGTTGTTAAGAACCACGCATTAGTTGCAGTCAAGAAGTGGTTAACTGTGTACCCTTCGGACACAGTACCATTGTTCTCAATTGCGTTAATATCGTTGTTATTTGTACCAACACGCAATTTAGTTTCGAGCAAACGGGTTGCAACGAACTGTAATGCTGGTGGAACAATCAACTTCTTAGGCTTGGCAGCAATCAACAAACCACGCTCATCTGTCCATGCAGCGATCTGAATAACAGCGTTTTCAAGAGCTGTTTCGTTCAAGTCAGCAGGAGTAGATGTTGTGTTTGCGTTTGTACCGCCGTTCACCAATGGGTGAGCAGTAGAGAAGAGGGAAACGCCATCACCACCAACATAAGCGCCAGAGAAACCGTTGTTTAATACGGCTGCTGCTTTAACTTGTTTGGTATATGCCATCGCACGAGCCAAGCCCTTTGTGTAACGAGCAGACAAGCTGTCGTACAAGTTATCTTCAATCGCTTCTTCAGTGATTGAGAAACCGAGAGCAATGGTTTCGTGGTTATAGCGGGTTGTCCATGCCTCTTGAGCATTGTCATAAGCGATAGCGGAGCCTTCGTTTTTGACTGGTGCTGCTGAGAAGCCAGACAGTTTTGTTTCCTCTTCAAATGAACGCTCAGATGTCTCTGTTTCGTAGATTTCTTTATGCTCTTCGCCGTAGCGTGCATATTCTAATCCGAACAATGCGTTCAGTCCTGGGAGTAGCTCTTTGAGCAATTGTGCGCGTGAAATAGCCATTTAAATTACTCCTTAGGCGTTAGCGGTAGCTGCATAATACATGTGCTGACCGAAGTTGATTTTCACCAATACTTCAGGATACATAGTAAATGCAATGGTTGATGCGGATGGAATAGCAGTGATGCTTCCGGGAACTGCAACAGCAGCGTTTAATGTTCCAGATGTAGCACCCGAAGCAATTGCTGAAGTTACAAAAGAACCAGTCTGAACAACAACGCCAGAAGCCAAGTAAGATACATCAGCACCAGCCAACACGTTACCGTTAGGTCCGGTTGTCATGGTAATAGTAGTAGAACTTGAAGATCCAGTTGCTGAATAGCTGTAAGCTGTATCACGAACCACGTCAATAACACGTAATGGGAACGTGTTAGTAGTCGCAGGAGATGCAGTCAAACCAAGAGCAGCAATTGCAGAGTTACCTGTAGCTGTGCTTCCTGTGTTGTCAACGAGTTGCAAGTTGTAACCAACCATTTCCTGGTTAGCTGAAGCGATAGTTGTACCAGAAGAAACAACAGCAATCTTAAAGATTGTGTCAGGATCATCAGCAACGATTGCTACTGCATCACCAGCAAGTGTACCGCCGGGCCAGTATTGGCTGAACAGTTTTTGCTTGGTTGTTGGGTTGGTGTAAGAACATCCCAAGAACACGCCAACAGGGATTTTGCCAGAAGCAAAGCTGTTAGATGTCAAGGTTGTACGGTTTGCAAAGCCGTTTGTCTGGTACACGAGGTCACCATAAAACATGCTTGTTGCGTAACCGTATTGGATAGGTAGGTTTCTAGTGGAACCAGAAAATACCTGTCCGCCAATCAAATTGATCGGCTTTAGCCCGTATGGGGCTGAGACGGTAGGATATGCCATTTAAAAACTCCAAAAAATTTATGAACCTTTGCCAAATTGAACTTCAGATTTCCTATCTGCGAACAGAGTTGGCATCCGAGAATCTTGTTGGCGCATGAAATTGTTGTCTACAGATTCCATCTGAGCCTTGTTTTGCCTTGCGTAATAATCATCACGCTGCTTTAAAAATTCTTCAGGAATACGAGTCAAAATCAATCCACCCACTTCAATACAGCCTTTAAATCTGCCTTCAGTGGACGCGTGCATCATCATTTCAGGATAATCCGCCTGTTTACACGGCTCATATCCTTCACGCAACTTAGAAGAAATGTTGGACGGATCAACCGTACCTAATATGCTGATTCGCATCCATCTATGTTTCCAACCTGGTCTTTCGTTCGGGCTTGGAAGAGTCTCTGGCGGTCTCCATTCCGTTGGTCTTTCATACACGTCACGAGTCTCTAATTCACGGGGTTTACGGTTATCAGTCATATTATTCACCTCTATTTAGTTGAGCAACCTGCTTTGCATATAGTTCTAACGGCACACCAAGTCTTCGCGCAATGGCGGCTTGAGATGCTTTTAGCTTTACGCGGCTAGGCGGAGTGCTGCGGCTTGCTGGAGCCACAACTGGGTTTGGTGCGCGGCGTGGAGGACTTTCCTCATATACCGGATTAGACGTTGAAGAGTCGTCTTCCTCTGTGCTCCTGAACTTCTCAGGGAAACGCTTTCGCATTGTATTATCTATAGTCCTAAAGTACTCTTCAGAACCGATATAACCTGAACCATACTCTTTGGCAAGTCTCTTGTCAAGTCCCATTGCCATCATGGTCATTTCTTCGTCTTTTCCAAACCACTCTGAGTTTTCTTGAACCCATCTTTGGGTTCTTGGGGTCATGTTGGCTTGGGGGCGCTGTGGAGGCTCAGGTGTCTGGTATTGCTCTACAGGACGCATGTTTTCCACGTTATGTAGTTTCAAGTTTGCCTTAGCAACTGAGTCTTGAGCCTCTACGAGTGCATCTGAATCTCCAGCCTCAAACGCTTCTTTAAGACGTTTTTTAGCCGCCTCAAGTTCGATTTGTGCCGCCGATTTGCTGGTGTCTATGAAGACTTTACTTCCGTCTTGTAGACGTTGTTGAAGGGCTTTATTCTCTTCATACATTTTTCTTGCGAACTCTTCCGCAGCCTCGCGTTCACGCAGTGCTTCTTCTTTAGCCCGGCGTTCATCGTGGTAGCCTTTGGAAAACTTCTTAATTCTGTTTTTGACCTTGTCATCGTATGAGGCAAGCTCATCATCTGTTGGGTCTTCTGGGGCGGTTGGCATGGGCTTTCTACCCCTGTCCTCCTCAGGTGTATCGTCTTCTATCTCAATATCAAGTTCCATTTGTGGGTCTTTTTCAACCTCATCAGGGAACTTAAATTCTTCGCCTTTAAATTCAGCCATATTTGCTCCTTAAGGGTTATGCAGCGCGGGTTATTCCGCGTGGGTCTTCTACAACAGCTTCAATAGAGTCATCGTTGATGATTCTGAATTCTCTGCCGTGAATTTTCAGGCGAGTGCCTGAATTGGGGCGGACGATGATGAAATCACCTTCCTTGCAAGAAGGACCTGATGGGAATCTGGTCGTATCTTTGTAGCAATCAGGACCGAGCTTTACAACAAAAAGAACTGGTGTCAGAACTTCTTCAAAATGCACGGTTTGAGATGCTTTAATAATTCCACTTTCGCTATCTTGAAACTGCTCCATCGCCTCAGGGACGACAGTCAATATGTGATAGGTTTTTGGATCTGGCAACTGTTTGGCTTTTTCTTCTTCCTTTTTGTTAAGGATTCCCGATAAGTCCACAGCGTTTACATCAAAATTCATTCTTCATGCTCCAAACGATTTGCAAGGTCTTTGACTAAAGTTTCCGCATGTGTTAGACCCCGAATAACACCGCAGACATGCCGATACTCAGCATGATCTTTTGCACCACCTCCTGACAAGTGAATCTCTTGATCTCTTTTGAGTTCTTTGATTTTGTCTAGGATGTAGGAAGTAACATCATTCATTTCTTAGCCTTAGGTTCTTTGTTAGACATTATTTGCATTCTTTGATTGATCATTTGCTCTTTGTGTTTGCTAATGTCAATACCAAGTCTTGCGCCTTCTAATCTTTGAGATTTCTCTAACTTATCTCTTGCCGCCTGGGCAGTTGCAGCAACCTGCATCCCCGCAATTTCTTTTTGTGCCTCAATACGCATTTTTTCAATGTTGAGTTGATCTGCTTTAGCCGCCGCCTCAATTTGTTGTTTTTGGGCTTTGAGCTGTAGATCTTGTTGCTTGAGTTGAAGTTCTTGCTGTTGCATTTGAACAATTGGGTCTTGCATTTGTTGCTGGGCTTGTTGAGCCTGAGCCTGTTGTTGGTGTTGCTGAGTGATTTGCTGGGCAGCTTGAGCAGCCTTAACCGCAATTTGATCAGCCATCTCTGGTGACATCGTCTTGTTGGCTTCTTCTCCTGGAAGAGACATTCCCATAGACTGTTCAATCTGTACCCTCATCTCCATTGCTACGTGCTCATTGATGTGAGCCATTGCCGCCGCCATGATTTGCGGGGCAGCAGGATTCATCTGCATAAGTTGTTGGATTTGAGGATTTTGGATTGCCGCCATATGCACCTGAATATGTGCCTGATGGTTTTGTTCTACAAACGCTTTGACAGGTTTTCCTGTGAGTAGGTTTTGGTTTTCCTGAACGGGATCGGTTGGAACCTCATCATCTTCTGTGGGTACTAACTTCGCCGCGTTTTTAATTCCCAATACTTCAATCATTTGCCTGTGAAGTAGTGGTAAATCATAGAGTTGTGGGGCGCTTTGGGCTAACTGAAGAACCGCCTGGTATTGAACGATCTTTTGTGCCATTGTTGCAGCGTTAGGATCTGATACAGGTATCACATCTACTTGGTGGTAGTCAGAAGCTTTGGCGGATTTCTTGCCTTCTTCGGGTTGGTAGTCATACTCTCCCGGCGCATAATCTGCAATGATCTCCTTTAAGAGCTTGAACTCTTGTTTCATTGCGTAATGCAACCTAGACTGCACTGCCGTCATGACCTTTAAGGTTCTTTCAAGAATCGCGAGTGTCGTACCGACCGGAGCCTGGCTTGACATGTCGGACACTTTAATGTCTCCGCTGGAGGCAAATGCTCTTCCTTCTTGCACAATATTTTGAAACAATGCAAAAAGGACTTGGCTTGGCTCTTTATAGGGTAGGGGAAGGATATTGTCCCTAATTGACCCGCTAGGTACGTCTACATCTCTCCATTCTCCTGGAGCAATCGGTGTATCGTCCCCTTTTGTCCTCATTCCTCTGGACTTTAGACCGCCTGGAAGATTAGATAATGTCCCCGCATCGACCAACATACGCTGTAACATGGTCGCAGACTTGGCATATCCGCCGATTAAATGGATTAATCCGTAAGCGTAGAAGCCAAACCCAGGAATGTACTGATAATGCACAAAATGCTGTCTTTTGACGTGTAAAACGTCTTCCTCTAGCCAGTTTCTGCGTACCGATAGGACTTTTCTTGTGCCTTTTTCGATGGTTACGACATAAGGTAGGGCTATTCCCGTCTTTTCACCATTTCTGGTGTGCTCAAAACCTTGTAAATCTAGGTCTACGTGCATTTCAAGGATACGGAATCTGTCGTCTTGAATGGCGGACATGCCCATTTCTTCGGCTTTTTGCTTCTCAATATCGTCTAATTGATGGCTTGGCTCACCCAAATTACAGTCAATGTACATTCCTTTGTCCATTAACTTGATAACTTCGTTTTCTGTCTTTCTCATGACGTGCGTTACACGCTCAGAATCCTCTAAAGACGATGCTCCGTAGGGAACTACGATGTCTTCAGCAGGGATAAACATTGCTACTTGTCTTCCCTTATTGGGGTCGTAGTAGATTTTCTTAAATGCCGACCCCGCCAGTGGTAAATTCCACAATAATTTTTCATGCTCAGGGCGGTACTCCGTCATGACTTCCGTCAATTGGTAGTTCATATCGTCCCGCACGCGCATAGCAGCTTCTTCTGCCAGTAAGTCGATAGCTCCGACTATCTGTGTCTTAACAGGACCCATCGCCGGGAAAGTCTCCATCATCGCTTCAGACTGAAACCTCACAACAGATTCTGTCAACATGGGGTGAAAAACACCACAAGCACCGTTCCAGGGTTCTGTTCTTTCTTCGTAGCGTAGTCCTAGTAACTTAAGGCCTTCAATGTAGGCTTGGATCCATTCTTTTCTGTCTTGGATGTCTTTATCAAAATCCTCAACCAGGTCCATACCTAGACTTTGTAGGACGTTGTCGTCTATATATTCCGCCAGATTGGCATCAAAATCTTCAGCGGTTTTAGGCTCAGGTCCAATTTGGATTTCTAAATCTCCAATGCCAATATTGACCGCCTCTGGATTTTCAATTTCAATTTCCATGTCCGGACCAGCGTCTAGTCCTTGTGGCATTGCGTATAGACTTTTTTCCATTTTGTTCCTTAGATTAACTTGTTGTTTCCTTTGATTGCCTTAACCACTCCGCCGTGTTTAAACGTAGGCTCAGGTCCTGGATCAAAAGGTATAGGTTTTGCCGTTTTATAACTCTCGGATATGAAATTCAACATATCTTGATTCTTGGGATGTTCTGCTGCGTAGCTTTCTATTTGGGAGTTCTTGGCGTAATCTTTTGCCATCTTCCCCGCCCCGTTCCAGACTTGTAGGAAAGGTTGTTTTATTCTGTCCGCTAGTTCATGTTTGTCGTATATCGCCCCAGCAAACTGGGCTGCTTCGTAATCATGACCTTCTTTGATAAGGTTGTTGGCAATTTCATTGGCTTTTTTATTATTCTTATTCATCGCATTAAAGCCGTAATCATCGCGCCCTTCATGTAGCGCCATATTGGCAAGCTGTTGAGGTGTCAGTTCAGGTACTCCGTATTTAGTCCCGGCGGCAGCAGCTCTAGCGAATGTCTCAAGTGTCTTAGGATCGAATTTATGGGGCAGAGTTTCCATCTGGTCTGTCGCACCAAATTTGTTTTTAGGATTGGCTCTATAGCCATATATAACTTCTGGGTATGTCATACCGTGTAGTACCTTTCTTTACGTCCTTTAAACCACTGAACTTCCTCAGGTTCGTCCGATTCAATCTCAATAAATCCGCCTTGTCTGTATCTAATTAACGCTTGACTGGTTGAGTCAACCAAGTCATCGTTGTCCCCATTAGGGAAAGCCGCCAGTTCTTCCATCAACTCATCAGCCCAACGGGTTTGTGGACACCATACGATTCCTGAGTTGAATAAATCAGATATAGCGTTTACACGTGCAATCTTGTCATTGCCTTTGCTCGGTGTAAACTCAGTCAACGGTATTCCCATCTTTCTAAGCTCATAGATCAAAGGTGCTCCTGCCGCTTTCTTTTCTACTATTAAAGTATCAGGATTCCATTCTTTCCACATTTCCATCGCCCGAGTTTTTAGCTCAGGAAATTCCATCCTACGTTTAAACGAGTCTAACACGATAATGTTCGGTTTGTAATCCCCATTCTTATCTGGATGTTTAAACACACCCCAAGTTGTACATGCAGAATAGTCCGCCCGGTTGTTTTTTTCAAACGCAGTGTCCCAGGACTGAATAATATATTCACAATAAGGCGGGTTATCTCCCTCCCATATCTTCCACATATCCCTCTTAATAATCGCACCTTCCTCAGAAGTAGGGTTCTGTTGGTACTGGGCTTCCCACTTAGAAACGGGGATCTCAGCCTTAATTGCCTCAAGTTCTTCTTTTTTCCAAAAAGCAGGCCATAAAGGTGTACCTGAGGGTAATATGGCAGGAAACTCTATAACCTCCCAGTCGTTTACACCTTCTTTTTGTGAACTCTTCAATATTTGCCCGGTCAGGTCTTTCTTTGACCATCTCGTCATCACAATAATAATACTTCCGCCTGGTTGTAGACGTTGGCGGGGACCAGATGTATACCACTCATACACCCCATCGTATACAGCAGGGTTACCTTGTTTAGCCTCTTGCTCACTATGAGGATCGTCAATGATCAGCAAATCCGCACCCTTACCCGTCACAGCTCCGCCTACACCAATAGCAAAGTAATCTCCGCCTTTGTCTGTATTCCATCTCCCCGCAGCTTTTGAATCGCTGGACAGTTTGGTATCAAACACTTTAGAGTAAGCCTCACTCTGTACAAGGTTACGAACCTTACGTCCAAACCCTACGGCTAATTCCGCCGTGTGAGCAGTCTGAATAATCTTCTTTTCAGGAAACCGTCCCAGAAACCAAGAAGGCAACAGATAAGAAGCAAACTCAGACTTGGTATGACGTGGAGGCATGTTGATAATAAGACGCTTTAGCGTCCCTGCCGCAACCCTCTCGAAAGCTTCCGCCATGATTTGATGATGTTTACCCGAGATAAACCCAGGCCACATCTGAGTTACAAAGTACAAGTAAGACTCTTTACATCTCTCTATCCTGTCCAGCTCAAGGAGCTGTCTTACCTTAACCTGCTCGTCTACTGGTAATGTGTCCAGTACTCTTAAGTACTCGTATACCTCATCTCTGGTTAAGTAACTCATAAGCTTGCCACATCCCTTACAGATTTATCCCGTATCTTTACAGATCTAAACTTATGTGGCGTTACCGTCAAATGTCCGTCATCCTGTAACCTGTGGATAATCCTATGGATATTACCCTTACCTTTTAACCCTAATCCCTTGGCTATCGTCTCATATGACGGAGATATCCCGTGTAAACGCATATACGCTTTTATGAAGTCTAAAACTAACTGCCGTTGAGGAGTCATAAAATTCCCACAGAAGTATCGAATAGGAACGTTCCCATAGGTTGTAAATTTTTATATATACCCCCCTGGTTGTTTTTTGGAGGTGTTTGGAAGAGTAAAACAGAGCGTAAGGATTGCTGGGAGGACCCAAATGGAAAAAGGGGGTATAGGGGGTCACGCATCACGCTACGCACAAATCGCTTGGGCACTGCCTTACACGCTGATGATAGTTCCACATGATGGGCAATGCGTTTACACGTCATGACTGGTTGACTGCCTTGATAGGCTTGACGTTATCTAATAGCTTGAGGTGACCTGATAGCTCACGCTTAAGTTGCTCGACACTCACAACCTCATCCTTTGCGTTTACACGATCACTGAATAAACCTGTTGACTTACCAAGTAGTTCAAGTGCTTTTAATTTAGTTCCCTCTTGCTTGGCTGACTTACTATGTGCAACCAACTGTCCCATCACGTATCTCTTAGTTGCCACTGCATCATCGACCAACACCTCGACTGTTTGTTCCCAGGCATCCTGGATCATCCTCTGCACCCTTGGATCACGACTTAGCTTATATGATGCACTTGCTATAGAGTTGTCTTGACCCTTAGCATTTGGATATGCATCCCTGTATGCTTGCTTGAGACTCTTACCTTGGATGACACCATTAGCAAATAGTATTTGACTTGCATTAAGAGGACGTACTCTATCTTTAAATCCTACAGGTCTACCATCATTCCTTAGCTTAGGTGCATCTGCTTTGAGTGCCAACTGCTCCGCTACGCTCAGATCCCCCTGGTCTTCAATGTTATCAAAATGATCAACATTATCCAACCCCGACTCAAGCTCACGCATGTACTCCTCACGACTCATCTTGCCCCTGGTATTTTGATCACCTGTATAAATAGTCATATTACTTAGTACCTACTGTTAAAACTTGCACCACTGTTCCCATTATCACACTGTATTTTTATCCTGTCAAGTTATCAACAGGCTATACATGGCATATTTTTATCCACACCCAGGTTAAAAGTTATCCCCACAAAAATACCCCAAAAAGACCTAAGTTATCCACAAACATAGGGTTTACCCTACCATGCCTAGAATCGATTTAAACACCCCTACAAGCGTTTATTTCACTTTACCCACACCTACCCCTTACCCCCTGGTCGTTCGTTCGTCCTGGGCCGTTTTAAGCGTTTTAGAATACTTTAGTTAAACTGTAACCAACAAGTACTACACATAATCACAATGTAATACTATTGAGTTCAAAGTAAAACGGCACTCGCAACTATATAAATAGCACTGCAACTCACCCAATAACCCTCAACTGCACTCGGGTATTATTTGACACGTGTAAACATGTGCTACACTCACGTCCAGTGATTGCAATATCACAGTCGACAGTAATATCAATATCAACTTAGGAGTACGCAATGCATAGATTCACTTTCAAGATTACATATCGTCAATTGGGCGAGGTTCGCTTTGGCGAGTATTCAATATTCACACGTGACCTCGGGATTGCCAAGGCAAGTGCATACGCATATACATCTATAAATGGCTTAGATGTAATTGAAATTGAAGAGGTTAATTAAGACTCAGCGTATAGCCCTCGGGTGAGGGTTATGCGATGCGCCTTGCATCTAACCAACCAGGAGTACATATGCAGTTGACCACGTCCCAGGTTCACGTCAATCGTGAGTCCTACCTCGAACAAGCAGTCGTTGAATGCCGTCCATTTTTCGATCTCTACTCTCAGCCTCTCCCCGCCAAAATTCGGGTATCGTGTGGCTTTCCCTCGAATGCCAAGCGCACCGGTGCTATTGGTGAGTGCCACAGTGATAAGGCATCGGGTGATAATGCCTTTGAAATATTTATTTCCCCAGTATTGGACAATCCCTTGGCGGTTTTCGAGGTGTTGATCCATGAGCTATGCCACACCCTTGCCGGAGGGTTCAATCATGGTGTTGGCTTTCAGAAACATGCCGATGCCCTGGGACTGATCCCGCTCGGCTCAGGCAAAAACGCCTATAAGGCAACCAAGGGCGGTGCTCAGTTTTTGCCAATGTGGCAAGCAGTGATCGACTCGCTCGGTGACTACCCACACAAAGAACTCAGCCTCAGCACACGCAAGACTCAGAACACACGTATGCTTAAGGCAGTATGCCCATCCTGTGGGTTTTCTTTCAGGGTTACCTCTCACTGGGCAAGTAAGGGTCTACCTCAGTGTTGTAACACTGAGAGCGGTGTTGATTGTGGTGATATTTTCGTTTTAGTTTAAGGAGATACAAGATGGCAATTTCAAATGAATTTAGAGAAATTTTTAACTTACCACTCGCACAGGTTGCGACTGTCTACAACAAAATCACAGGGCTACCCCCAACCACTAAAGCAAGCATGGTCGCTCGACTTTGCGAAGAGGTCGAGACTGGTCGCAACTCACTCCCGGTTATCCTCAGCGCAATCAGAGGCGCTGACAAATATGTGAACGTGAATGGTGTTGCTCCCGCCCAGGTAGACACTGCCACGACTGACGTAGCTAATCGCGCACATGCCTCTGCTCTCGATGCTTTGGCGGAGATCAATAAGCTTTCGACCAGTACTAAGTCGGCTCTCGCAACTCTGTCAAAATCCCAACAAGACCTGATGGCTGACGTGTGCGCAATCCGGGTTGCAGTTGAATCTATTAACTCCCAGGACGTGACCCTGAGAGTCACTCAGCAGATCAGCGATGCCCTTGCCCCATTTTTACAAGTGGTCGCAGATCAGGGCGCTCAGGCGGTCGTAGCCCAGGCGGTGAGCGTGACTGTCCAAGATCGTAAGACTACTAAGGATTTATTCGGCATCGATGTCAAGGACGTTAAAGGACGTGACCTCATAGTGGATATCTACAATCACCCGGATGCTCCCGCCATCGATCCTAATTTTATTTGGACTGAAACCATCATTCGTCATTTACTCCTGTCCCAGGTAACCGGTGAGAATTTATTTTTCGGGGGAGAAAAGGGTACAGGCAAGACTCAAACAGTCGAGCAATTTTGTGCTATGACCGGACGTGCGTTTACACGCATTAACTTTCACAAGTACTCGACTCAGTCAGAGTACATTGGTGACATCGGTGCTGATGCCGGGACTACGTCATTCAAGCCTGGTGCTTTCCTGACAGGGTTCACAACCCCAGGTACT